ATTCAATCCTAGAAACCCGTCTGAGTATTGTTCTATTGGTATAACCAATGGAAACCTATCGTAATATCGCAACGAATCTTTTGTTTTGGGATCATAAAAGTAAAAATACATTTTACCAATTATGGTACTGCTTTTCAGTCTCAATCTATCATTCATAAGGGCTTGCTTCGAAGGATTCAAATCTGAAACTTTAGATCGAAGCCAGGCTCTTGCTTTATTCGTTCGAGGAGATAAACCCTCTTTTTGTAATGATTTTGTTATTCTGTCTATTAGATATGCCATTATATATTTATATCAAAGTCCTAGTTCTTTTTCAGTTAATATTTTGAATTGCCATCCGTGTTCTTTACAGAATAGATCAGCAGCTCGCCATTTCTCTTGGTTAATAGCATAAGTAGCGGACTCTTGAATAAATCTTTTGGTTTGTCTTTTCTGTGTGGGCATTCTAGTCTGAGCCTCAGGTTTGACTTCAATCATAAGAGTTTTCATACTTCCATCACGCACCTTTAGTTTGACCACAAAATCTGGAAAATATCTATGCATTCTTTGGTCAACTGGCGACTTATAGGATACAAACAATTCTTCAGATGCCCAATAAATTACATTTGGATTATCGTCAAAATATTTCATAACCCTAAGTTCCCATGATGACCGGTATATGATATTTGTGGAATCTCCATTGTATTTTTTAGGGTTCTTTGGTTTAAATATTCCCTTGTATGATTTGTTAACAGAAGTCATATAAATATATAGTAAATATTATATAGGACTAAAAATGGCATTTTTCTCTCTAACGGATATAAAATTTAAATCGGACGGCCCTAGATCCTTTGCTAGATCAAATTTTCAGTTCAATTTCAATAATAAAAGATATCCAATTGACCTTGGCGCAACAGACAAGGCGCACTATATGATGTTTAAAATTTTTGTTCAAGAAAGAACACAATTTGCAAAAAATTATGCTGAAGGTGAAGGAAGGCCAACAGCTCAAATAAACCAACAATCAGGAGTCAAAACAAACTTAACACAAGCTCTTGCAACTGGTATTGACTTTGCGGGCGATTTAATTAATAAAGCTAAAACTTCAATATCTTCCGTACCTTTTACTGGAGAAAGTGTATTTGACTCTACAGGTAATCAAGGCTTTAATGGATTATCTAATACAATAAAAAATGCAAGTGATGTTATTAAAAGTGGAAGTTTGTTTCGTACAGTAAGAAGAACAACCGATACAATTGCATTGTATATGCCAGACACTTTAAATTTTACATATAATCAAGCATATTCCGATGCATCTGCAAAAGATGCTTTTGGTATTGGTGGCCAAATTGCTCAAGCTGGAGCTTCAACTGTAGACGGATATAAAAGAAGTGGAGCATTAGGATCTGTGGACAATTTAAGTCCTTTTGCTGCAGAAGTTGCCGCTGGACTATCTAGAACTGGTGATTTAGGATTTACAGCTTTAAGTGCTTTAACGGGTGGAGTTTTAGCACAAAATCCTCAATTAGAACTTATATACAGTAGACCACAATTTAGATCCTTTAGATTTCAATTTATGTTTTATCCTAGAGATGAAAGAGAATCTAGAGAAGTGCTTGATATTATTGAATTACTTCAATTTCACCAAGCTCCAGAAATATTAGAAGGTACTTATGGAAGATTTTTAGTGCCTCCTTCTGAATTTGACATAGAGTTTTATTACAACGGCGAAGTAAATAAAAATATACCTACAGTTTCAACTTGTGTTTTGCAATCTATAGATGTTGATTATGCACCAAATGGATTTGCAGCTTATGAAACTGGTAATAGTAACCGACCAGAAAAAGGTGGAACGGGTATGCCTGTAGGCATTCGATTAGATTTGGGATTTAAAGAAGTTGAAATTCTTACAAAAAAATATTTTGATGGAAACGTAAAAGACAAAAGATTTCCATCAACTACTTTTGGTGACGGCTCAGGAGTATAATATGGCTAATTACTTTAATTATTTTCCAAAAGTTTATTACACCCCAGATGCTGCAATGCAGTCTTTGGATGTTTTAACCAATCTAACAACTAGATTTTCATTTGAACAAAAATTTAAAGACAATAGTTCAACTTACTATGAGTATAATGTGGAAGATGGTGACACGCCAGAAATAATTGCTGCTAAGATATATGGTTCATCCGAAAAACATTGGATTATATTGAATATGAATAATATTGTTGACCCATTTTATGATTGGCCTTTGTCACAGAGAAACATAATTAAATTCATCGATAGTAAATATACCAGTAATGCCAATACTGCGGCCGGTGAAACTGGTCTTGAATGGGCGACTGCAAATATTCAAGCTTACTATAAGATTAATACTCAAACAGATAAAATTTCTGGTAAAAAAACTGAAACTAAAATACAGGTTGATCCTGCAACATATGCTAACATTGCATCTTCATCAACTGAATATACTCTTGCTGATAAAAATAAAGTGATTATTGCTATAACAAAAGACACAGTAACATATTACAATTATGAAATAGAGGAGAATGATAACAAGAGAGTTATTAAACTTCTAAGGCCTGAATTACTTGAAGTTGTTGACAAAGAATTTAAAAGAGTAATTTCTGATACTATTATATGAGTAATTTTAATCTAAGGCAATCTACCGATTTTAAAATTGAAGAATTGTTTCTTGTTTCTAAATTTGGTAAATATAATTTACAGGGGATGTTTGAAGAATTAAACATCTATGACAGTATGTTAACTCCATGTTCAAGTGGTAATATACTCATTGTGGATTCTATTGGCCTAACACAAAAATTATTGTTTGATGGCACCGAATATCTATTGGTAAATATTACCAAAGGTGATAATTTATTTCCTATAAAAAAGAAGTTTGCAATTTTTAGCCAAACAGATAGAAAAAGTATTAATCAAACAAGTGAATCTTATATTTTAAAGTTTGTATCAGAAGAATTAATCCTGTCAGAACAACAACGAGTCAGTCAATATTATGATGGAACATATTCTGATGCTATCTTTAGCATACTGAGAGATTATTTAAAAGTGCCGCTTAGAACTGTATACAACTCAAACCCATCTTATGGGACAAACCAGTTTATTGTACCTAATTTGAAACCATTGGATGCAATAAATTGGTGTGTTAAAAGGTCTTTAAACAATACTAATATTCCAAACTTTATGTTTTTTGAGAATAATGATGGGTACAATCTTACGACACTAAGTGAGATTATGCAAAGTGAACCCCTGTTCAATGTAAATTTCTCAGCAAAAAATTTACCAGGTGATAATATAAAAGAAGAATTGGTTGGTGCAAGACAAATGGAAGTAATAACACAATATGACTTTATAAAGAATACACAATCAGGTGTATATTCAGGTAGTGTTATTGGTTTTGATGCTGTAACAAGAAGCTTTAAAAAAGAATCTTACACTTTTGATGATCTATATTCTATTTCAAAACATGCAAATCCAAACCCTATTGTGGCAAAATCCATAAACAAAACTGGTAAAAGTAATTATGATATGGATAATTCCAGGAAATTATTTTACTTAGACACAAGTGACCGTAAAACAAATCCTTATGTTTTAGGAAACTATGCAGCATCTATACAGGCACAAGATAATCCACAGAGATATATATTCCAAAGAGAAGCTATATTACAGAATTTTGTGGGTCAGCGATTGAAGCTTGTTCTTCCTGGAAACTTTCTTGTTACTTCAGGGAAAACATTATACTTAGATGTTCCTCGCACAGCAGTTAAGACGAATGATGCTGACAATTATGATAGCACATTAAAAGGAAAGTATGCCATATTGGCCACAAGACATATTATATCATATAGCAAATTTGAAACGATAGTTGAAGTTGTTACTGATTCAACGGAGAAACCTTCGTATTCAGCAACTGCACAACAAATGAATATTCTAAAGAGTGGGTATATTTAAATGAATAAAAATGTATTTGAAGGACAAATTGAGGACATTGATGATCCTCTGAAGCTTCATCGAGTCCGAGTTCGTGTTTTTGCAGTTCACAATGAAGATAGGAAAAAAGTTCCAACCATAGCTTTGCCTTGGTTTTCATCTTTATTTGCAATGAATTCTAGTCAAAGCTCAATTCCAAAAGTTGGTGAATGGGTTCTTGTTTATTTTCCAGATCCTGAATCAGCACAGTATGGATATGTTATGGGTACTATTCCAGGAATAGTAGCACAAGAAGAAGTTCCTGAAATAGTTGTAACAGCCAGAAGGCCAGTTAAACCACCAGGAGATCCAGCAGGAATTTTAAATTTTCCTTCAACATCACCAGGCGGCCGAGAAGTTATTGCAGGCACAGGTGTTGATAGAACAAATCAAGAACTAGTACATGTATGTGATATAACTCACGAAACAAACCGTGTTGTTAATGCAATTAAAAGACAATTTAGTGAAGTTGTTGCTTTCTTAAAAGATTTGTTATCTAAAGCTCTTAAAGCAATGGGGTTTGCTGATCCTTCAGGTGAATTTTTGAAGCTTGTTCAATTAGTTAAAGATGTTGCTAAAAAAATAAAAAGATTTGCCGATTTTATAAAAGACGTTAATGAAACAATAGCTGGATTTTTAAAAATTGTTAGGCAAATTAGAGCCATAATAGCCTATATTTTAAGCTTGCCAGCAAGACTTTTAGCTGAGTTTCAACAATGCTTATCAAATTTATATAAATCACTATTAGCTGGATTTACTTCTGCATTTGCTGATTTTAGTGGTGGATCATCGGATTTAACTGCCCTCGCCGATGCTGTTAGAGATGTTGGCACCAGCATTAAAGAAGTGACAACGCAGGCTGCGATTTTGGCTAGCGCACCAGAACAGTTAGCTGCAGTTATAACCACACCAATAAGTGCAGCTGAGAGTGATGTTGCAAGCAAATCTTTTGCCGATTTTATGAGTGCTCCTGACACACTAAGTTCTTTAACTCCAGATGCAGCTTCTTTGGTAGCATCACCTGAAGCAACAACACTTGTTAGTGCGGCAATACTCACCTCCGATAACGCAGCTACAGCTTAAAAATTATGGCAATTAATAACGAATATTCTCCTCCAGATTATAGTTGGAGGCAAAGAGAATCTGAAGCTTCCGTGGAAAATCCACCAAGATATCCAGATAATAATATAACTCAAACAAAATCTGGACATATATTCGAATTAGATGATACAAAAGATCGTGAGCGTATTCGTATACATCATAGATCAAAAACTTTTATTGAAATGCATTCTAATGGTGATGAGACACACAAAATTGTAGGTGATGGATATGAGATTATTGCTAAAAATAAGTATGTAAATATACGTGGATTTTGTAACATCACTATTGAAGGTGATTCGATTGTTAATGTCAAAGGTAATAAAACTGAATTAATTGAAGGTAATTATGATCTAGTTGTTAAAGGAGATTTCACTCAGGTTGTTAAAGGCAAAAGCAGAATATTATCTGACAATGATATGACTATTGGATGTGGGTCAAGTTTTCTTGGTTCTTTAAGAATTGTAACAGGAGACAATCTAAGTTTAGAAGGCGATTTAACAATAAATGGGGCCATAACAGCAACAAACATCACAAGTGATGGTTGGGTTTCTGCAGCTCAAGGTGTTAATGCTGGTCCATATGGTTTTGTATCTGTGCTTGGAGGATTATCAGTTGGGGTCCCTGTTGCGATTCCAGGCTGTGTAACAGCAGCAATAAATGTTGCAGCTCCATTAGGTAATTTTGGTACAATGGCCGCTGTTTTAATGACAGATATAATGAATACAAGTATTTTTGATACTCACATTCATAGGGCAAAAGGTTTTACTTCTCCTCCACTTTTTGGAATGATTTAAAGGTTATATTATGACAACATTATTTTCAAGATTAAATTACACTTTTACTGATCCAAATTCTGTCATCAGTCCACTGTCTAATAATGTTAAACGCACGTTGGATGGCATGCCGAAGATGTTAGAACCATGGCAAGCCGAAGATTTAGCAACCAGTAATACTGGCGGATACTTTGTTAATCCTTGCGCCAACATTACAACTAATATTTGGACAACATCAAACACTTTAGTTTCTGTAGCAAATAATGTTCAAGGCTCTGGTAATTTGACCGGTCTTTGGACACAAATTCATACTACACTTTCTTATATTAGTAACAGCTCCACTGGCAATACTCAGGCTGGAGATTTTTTAGAACACACAAATAGAATATCTGGTGTAACTTCCATAGATGTATCGGCGGATCAAGGTGTTGCAAACTTGCCACACTATGAAACTGCAACGCAAACAGGTAAAGCTTTGATATCATTAATTTATCAAACTGATGGTATATCCAATAATGCACCAATCATGGGTAATTTTACTAGTTTGTTTGTAGCAAATGATTTAATTGTAATTTACAATACCTTGTCTACATATGCAAACATCGTTAATAATAGTATTACTACAACTATTGATCCTATGACATTTCTTCCAATAAACACATCAAATTTGACATATAACGTGGTGAATTCTATAGCAACAACAGCTAATTCAGCAAATTCTATATTTTATGAACGTAGGGTACATGATGAACAATTTTTTAAAAACTCAAGTGATTTATTAACTGACTATAAAAAAGTTCGTGGAATTGGCAAATCTGGCCAAGCCGAGAGTTATTTAATAGAAAATTTTATTGGATCCGACAAACTTCTTTCCAGGTTGTAATAAATAGAATATGGCCTTAGGAACAATTACAGATACAAGAGAATTTCGTGATTTGGATTTGAATTTTAGAATTCATCCAATCAAGAAAGATATCAATAAACATACAGCTGAACTGGCGGTAATTAATTCTATCAAGAATCTGATTATGACCAAGCATTATGAGGTACCGTTTCAACCAGAAATTGGTTCTAATATTCAAAAATTATTGTTTGAACCATTAGACTCAGTTACAGGTGCTTTAGTTGAAATGGAAATAAAACAAATTATACAAAATTTTGAGCCTCGAGCTAGTATTTCATTTATCCAAATTTTTCCAGATTATGATAAAAATGGCTTCTCGGTTGGTATGGAATTCTTTATCGTTAATAGAACCGACCCAATAACAATACAATTCTTTCTAGAGCGAGTTCGCTAATGGCACAAAATCGTTTACAGATCACAGAGCTTGATTTCGATACAATTAAGACTAATCTAAAATCATTCTTAAAACAACAAACGGAGTTTCAAGATTATGATTTTGAGGGCTCTGGTTTAAATGTGTTAGTTAATTTACTGGCATACAATACACATTATAATGCCTATTACCTAAACATGGTGGCTAATGAGTCATTCTTAGATACTGCCTTATTGCGTGATTCTGTTGTTTCTCATGCAAAAACTTTAGGTTATATTCCTCATTCTAAAACCGCTTCTACGGCAGTTATCAATTTAACCATTGATAGTGGTAATTCGACATTAGACACATTGACAATTCCTAAAGGTTATGTTTTCAATTCAGATTTGATAGATAAAAGAATTTTCAATTTCGTTGTTATGGATGAAAACACAGTTACTAAATCCAATACAAGTTATCATTTTGAAAATTTAAATATCAAAGAAGGTGAATTAACAACTTACACCTACACATATGATGAAGCTTCAAATCCAAAATCTGTTTTTCTATTGCCTGATGCAGATATAGACACCTCTACAATTACCGTAATTGTTAAGCCTTCGGCTTCAAATACAACATCCACGGTTTATAATAAAGTGACAGATATATTAGATGTTACAGCTGCTTCTGAAGTCTTTTATTTACAAGAATCAAAAGGCGGAAAATATCAAATTTATTTTGGTGATGGGACTGTTGGTAAAAAATTAGACGATGGATCGGTAGTAGCAGTTACATACTTATTGACAAATGGTAATTTAGCAAATAAAGCAACTGGATTTTCCCAAACATCCGCTATTGGTGGTTATACAAATTCAACTATTGAGGTTTTGTCTGTGGCAGCTGGAGGATCAGATAGAGAAACTGTTGAAGAAATTAAAACATCTTCGCCATTACAGTTTACAACACAGAATAGATTAGTAACGATAAAAGATTATGAGTCGTATATAAAGAAAAATTATCCAAGTATAGATTCACTTTCAGTTTGGGGTGGAGAAGATGAAGTTCCTGCAGTTTATGGAAAAGTTTTAATTTCTTTAAAACCAAAAGCTAACTATTATATTACAGAAATTGAAAAAACAAGAATACTTAATGAAATAATTAAGCCTAAGTCAATAGTTTCCGTAAGTGCAGAAATTCGTGATCCTGAGTTTCTGTTTATATTGTTAAATACTACGGTAAAGTATGATTCTAAAAGAACAACATTATCTGAAACTATATTAAAGTCAACAATAAGAAATGCTATTATTAGCTATAGAGATACCAATCTCAATAAATTTAGTAGTATTTTTGCTTTATCCAAATTGCAAGACAGTATTGATAGCATCAGCTTAAACGGCATTATTGGATCCGAAACTGTGGTTCGATTACAAAGAAGATTTCAACCAGAAATAGGATTAACATCAAATTATAAAATTAATTTCGGTGTCCCTTTGCGCCGAGGGACAATTACAAATAAAATGACTTCAACTGAATTCGTAACAGTTGATAATATTGGTGTAAGTCGTACAGCTATTCTTGAAGAAATACCACAATCATCTACGGGCATTTCATCAATAGAGATTTCTAATGCAGGTTATAATTATCTAACTGCGCCAACTATAACTATTACTGGTGACGGAGTTGGAGCAACAGCTATAGCTACTATTTTAAATGGTCAAATTTCAGAAATAAAAATGACAAATCGTGGCGTTGATTATAGTCGTGCTGTTGTAACAATCACAGGAGGCTCTGGTGTTGGAGCTATTGCCACTGCTGTTATAGATTCTCGTATCGGTACAATTAGAACAATTTATTTCGACACTAATGCTGATAGACAAATAATAAACTCAGCTGTTGGAACGATCAACTATAATTCTGGAGTAATTGAAATTAATGATTTAAAGGTGTTGGCAGTTGCAGCATCAGATGGTTTAATTCGTTTAAGTTTGGAAACAGAATCAGGAATTATTGATTCCAATAGACAAACAATTTTAACAATTGACGAAACGGACACAACATCTATTACCACACAATTGATAAAAGTTAGTTCGTAATGTCAGAATTTAAAAATTCAATTCTTGTATCGCAACAAGTTCCCGAATATATTCGGGATGAATACCCTTTATTCGTAAATTTTTTAGAAGCATATTATGAGTTCCTTGAGACAAAACAAGGGACTCAGAAGAATGATTTAATTCAACAAGCTAAAAAGCTGCGAAATATTTCTGATGTTGATGATTCAATTGATGATTTTTCTGAAAGTTTTATTTCCAATTTTGCAGCTTTATTACCACAAAACGAGCAAATAGATAAAGCATTTTTAATTAAGAATGTATTGCCACTTTATTTGGCCAAAGGTAGTGCGAAATCATTTGATCTATTGTTTAGAATTTTATATGGTGAAGAAGTTGTAATAACTTTGCCAAAAGATAGCATCCTTAGAGCTTCAGCTGGCGAATGGACAGTTGAAAATGTTTTAAGAATTGACAATGATGTATTCTCATCATATGTTGGAAATGGAGTAACAAAAACATTTTTTTTAGCTCAACAATCAACTATCAATGATGTTACTGTATATTCCAATGGAACATTGTTGAGTAGTGGATATACGGTACGCAGAGAATCTAAAAAAATAATATTTGAAACTGCTCCAACTTTAGGAACAGTAATTGAAGTTTATTATGCGAATTTTAATTTTGAACTACTTAATTCTAGAAAAGTTACGGGCACAAGTTCTGGCGCAACAGCTTTTATTGAAAGGGCTGCACCAAGACTTATAACACAACAAACTTCTATTGAATTGTACATTAGTACAAATAATTTAACAGGCACTTTTTTAAATGCAGAAGAAGTTACTATTGAAATTATTGCTGATGATGGTACTACATTAATAACACTTGGATCAAGTACAATCTCCACGGTTAATTTAATTACGGTTATAAATGGCGGCGCAAGTTATAATGTTGGTGATCCTGTAGCCATAAATGCTGGCGGATTTACAACTCAAGCTGAAGCTATTGTGGATAGTGTTACAACTGGCTTTGTAGGCACGATGAATGTTAATTTTGGAGGTGCAGGATTTCAAGTTGGCGGCATCATTAGTGGAACTGGTCCTGGCAGTACTATTGTTACAGCTGCTGTTGGAACTGTTGATGCATCTGGTGCTAATACTGCAAATACATATGGATTCATAAATACCGATATTATTAGTACATATGCGAATGTATCTATTGCTAGTTTAAATTATGGTTTTCCAGCAAATACAATTCCAACTGGAGAAAATGTAGCAACAAAACTTAGTGATGCTCTATCAAGAAGTACTGTAACAGGTATTGGTCCAATAACTTCAACTGTAATATTGTTCTCCAATTCTTCTAGCAACACCGTTGTATATGATACACAAGGCGCTCGAGTTGAAACTTTAGCTAACACATTCATTGATATTAAATCATTTGGTTCTTTAGGAAGAATTAGGATCAATAATGGTGGTTCAGGTTATGTTAAAGGTGATGAGATTATATTTGGATCAAATCCAAGTGGAACACATGGCCAAGGCGCTGCAGCTGCGGTAACCAATGTCAGCCCAACAGGCGTAATTACTAAAATTGAATTTGGTCAATCCAGAATAAATGGTACTGCTAACGCATCGGCTAATAGTGTCATAGTAACTGGAACAGGCACTGATTTTGTTGGCCAATTAACAGTTGGTGACCAAATCACTCTCAATTTGGAATCAAGATACATCAATGCAATTTCATCTTCAACCTCGTTTAATGTTAATGTAGCATTTTCCAAAACATCAACCAATAAAAAAATTGGTGTTCATGATAGATTTTCAGTTGGTGGTAATTCTTATGTACAAAATAATTTTCCCACGATAACAATTAGCTCAGCAAATTCTTTAGCTACAGGAGCTAATGTTGAAATTGTTTCTATTATGGGTGATTCTGAACAAATTACTAGTTCTGCTTCTACGGTGGCTGGTCAAATTCTTGCAATTAAAATTACGAATTCTGGTGCTGGGTATGAATTTTTACCAGCTGTGGATTTGACGAGCAAAGGTGATGGTTCTGCCACGGCTGAGGCCTCTATCGAGAGGTCTTATGTTTCTTTTCCTGGACGTTTTACAAGTTCAGAGGGTATTCTTTCAGCTCTAGATAGAAAAGTTCAAGGTCTTAACTACTATATTGATTTTACATATCTAACTTCTGTTCAAGTGGAATTCTCAAGATACAAAGATATTATAAAATTACTTTTACATCCAGCTGGTTTTAAAAATTATGCAGAATATCCAATTGATAAGAACATTAATACATCTTTAACTATTGTCTCAACTAAAGCTAATGCTGTGTCCGGTACAGTTAATGTTAATAATTCAATTTATGTTACCGGAACAAATACCAGATTCATTACGGCCAACAGTCGTGGAATCTTCACCATTGGTTCAAATATATCTGTCAATAATCAAATTAGAATGATTAATGCTGTTATAAGTAATACACAATTAACAGTTTCTACTGCATTTTCTACCAATTCTAATACACAATCCTTAATAATTGTAACATAAATATAGTTCATGGCAACGAATTACACATCTAAAAAACTTCCGCTGAATAATGCTGAAAGATTTAAAACATCTTTTAGTGACGTTTCACCCTCAATCCAATACATTTTCTTGGGTGGCCATGTTCCTTATGCAAATGAAGCTTCGCCGAATTCAATTATTGAAACTGTTTCTACTGAGAAATCGGTGTGGGATAACATGTTTGCAGCCAAGCGTGTTACAGCAAATGATGTGGAACATGTAATTCCTCGTGTTAATTGGACCGCAAATACAAAATATCGACACTATGATGACACTATTGCTTTAACTGATTTGTTAACCGCTAACACGGCTCAGAATCTTAAACCGATATATGTTATTACATCCGCACGAAATGTGTATAAGTGTCTATCAAATAATGCATCAGCAAACTCAACAGTTGAACCTATAGGTGACTTTACCACATCAAATGGAGTTATCTCTACGGCTGATAGTTACATTTGGAAGTACATGTTTAATGTTCGTTCATCCAATAAGTTTTTTACAAACGATTGGATCCCAACTCCAGTTAGGTCTGCTACAGCCAGCACGTTATCTGATTATAATTTAGATGATACCGGAGTTGTTGAAGGAGAATTAACCACAGTTACTATCAATACTGCTGGTTCTGGTTACTATCACAACATTGTTACAGTCTCTCCTTTTGGATCAAGTTGTACAATATTGACATTGGCTAACACAACTAATGTAGCGGCAAATATGTCGGTTACTGGAACAGGTATTTCAACAGGTTCATATATTGCTAATCTTGATACACCAAATAATAAAATTACACTATCTTCATCCACCACAGCGAATGGCGGCGGATCAGGTAATAATTTAACCATTTTAACTAGAGTGTATTTTGAAGGTGATGGTATTTCAGCCGCAGCCAGCGCAACTGTAGCTAATGGTGCTGTGACAAAAATTACAATGACCACCATAGGCACTGGTTATTCCAAAGCTAATGCGTTCATTTATGGTTCTGGAACAAACGCAACTGCTCGATGCATTATTGCGCCAAGATATGGCCACGCATATAATCCAATTAATGATTTGTTTGCTACCAATGTTATGGTTGCAAGTAGGATTGGTGATGTTGATTCTACAGAAGGTGGAATTATTTCTACAGATACTTCGTTTAGGCAAATTGGACTTCTTAGAAATCCTCATAAATATGGAATAATTAACTCGGCAAATAATTCAACCGCAAACGCTGTTATTTCACAAACAAGAGCAATAACTGTTACTACGGGACCATTGTATACAGTTGATGAATATGTTTATCAGGGAGCAGCTGCTAATAATGCAACAGCTTATGGGTTCATACATTCTCAAACGGCCACAGCTGTAAAATTAACAAGAGTTTCTGGTACATTTGTTGTGGGTATTTCTTTAATTGGCAATACATCCGGTGTAACGAGAACAATTGTTGAGCAAACAAATCCAGAATTTGAACCATATTCCGGTGATATACTGTATGCTGAAAATACAGAAAAAGTTGATAGAGAAGATGGTCAAGCAGAAAATATTAAATTCGTAATACAGTTCTAAAGGCAAATAATGGCGACAAACTATAATGTTAATCCTTACTATGATGATTATGATGAAACGAAACAGTTTTATCGTATTCTGTTTAGACCAGGTCGTGCGGTACAAGCTCGGGAATTAACACAACTACAAACTTCTTTACAGAAACAAATTGAGCGTTTTGGTAAAAGCATTTACAAAGAAGGTTCCATCGTTATTCCTGGTGGGCAAAGCATTGATCGTAATTACAAGTTTGTAAAATTAACAGCATCTTTTGGTGCAAATACTTCAGATACTAAAATTTCATCTTTGATTAATGAAACTATTACTGGAGCAAATTCAAAAGTACAAGCTATTGTTGTAAATTCTGTACCATCAACAACTGCTGGTGATCCACCTACAATATATGTAAGATATACATCATCTAGTCCCTTTATTGGAGGATCGAATACTGTATTTGAAGCCAATGAAACTATTGTAAACACTTCTGGTAATATTACATTACAAGTTGCTTCTACAAATCCAACAGGTAACGGAACATCTTTTTCTGTTTCAAATGGTGTAGTTTTTACAAAAGGTGTTTTTGCTTATTTTGACGATCAAATTTTTATTGTTGAAAAGTACACTCAAGCAAATAATGTCATATTAGGATTTGAAGTTTCTGAGACTACAACTACATCTGGACAAGACGCCACATTATTGGATCCTGCCGTTGGTGCAAGTAACTACATTGCTCCAGGTGCTGATCGCTATAAAATTTCTTTAGATTTATCAAAGAGATCACTTGATGTTGATACAACTGAAGATGCAAATTTTATTGAACTGTTCCGCCTTGAAGATGGAAAAGTAATATCTCAAAATTTAGGGCCACAATATAGCGTCTTGGGTGATACTCTTGCTCGTAGAACATTTGAGGAATCTGGCAATTATACAATAAGACCATATAGATTAGATGTAATTAATCATTTGCGAAGTAGCAATACGTCAACAGATGGGTATTATGCATCTGGTGAAGGCGGCAATGATGATAAACTTATTGCAATTGTTGAGCCTGGAAAGGCATATGTTCGTGGCTATGAGATTGAAAATGTCCGATCACGATATCTAATTGGCAATAAAGCGAGAGATTTTGCTAATGTTAATAATGGTTTAATTAGTACAACAATTGGTAATTACATTTATGTAACTAATGTATTCTCTATACCAATATTAAGCACTTTATCAAATGTTAGTTTGTATGACGAATTTAATTCGGTCAGAGGCACAGGTAATGGAAATATTGTTGGTACAGCTAAAGTTAGTAACATAGAGTTTTATTCTGGAACAGTTAATACAACAACTGCAATCTATAAACTTTGGTTATTTGATGTTGAAATGAATAGTGGTAAATTCTTTGAGCGTGATGTTAAACAGATTTATTCAGAGAATAATACTTATACTGATTTTACAGCTGACATTTCGCCAGTATTAACTCAATTAACTGGCTCAGTAATAACAACAACTTCTAGTAATACAATTACAGGTATAGCAACTAGATTTACAACCGAAACAAAGGTTGGCGATTATATTACAATTCAAGGCACACAATTTAGAGTTGGTGCAATTACCAATGCTGTTTCAATTACTGCAAATACTAATGCAACATCAACTGTTTCTGGTGTTGCTGCGGATCTGAATACAGCTGTTGTTAACGATATAATCTTTTTACCTCATATTTTTGAGATTCCCGAATCTACAATTAAAACAGTTGATCCAACAAACTTAGAAACATCATACGATGTAAAGCGTTCATATTCTAGAACGCTATCTGGTAATACTGTTACAATTACAGCTGGAACTAACGAGATTTTTAATCCAGTTACAACCACAAATTATATTTTGGCAGTTGCTAGTGGTGCCAATACAGGTAATTATATTCCAATTTCTACCACAGTATTGAGCCGTGGTGGTTCACCCACAGGCAAAACATTAACCGTAAATTTAACATCATTGGCTACGTCAGCTGCTAATGTTGCAGCTTACTCAACAGCTGATATTGTATTACATTCAACTATAAACAAAACAAATTCAGCAGCAAATAAGAAAACAAAAACATTGGTATCATCCGCAACACAAGATTTTATATCAAATGTAGCTGCTCAATCTACTGTAATTACCTTATCTGCAGCAGACATATATGCTGTGGCCAATGTAAAAATGTCAGCAGCTAATGTGGCATTTGGTTCTCCTTACAGTTCAAGTGGCGAAATTGATATTACTGATCGTTATGTTTTAGATAATGGCCAGCGTTTAACCTTTTATGATCTTGGCACACTCACACTTAAACCAAATCAACCAAAGCCAACTAATCCAATTCGTGTAACTTTTGATTTCTTTACACATGGTACTGGAGATTACTTCTCAGTTGATTCATATTCTGGTATTGATTATAAAGACATTCCAACATTTACATCTGGTAAAAAAACATATCAGCTTCGAGATTGTTTAGATTTTAGGCCTAGAATCAACAATGCTGGTACTGGGTTTACTGGAACTGGAGCTGTTGTTAATGATTTTATAGATCCAAATAATGATCTACTCACGGACTATTCTTACTATTTGCCAAGAATTGATAAAATTTCTATTGATAAAACTGGACTAATTCGTATAACTGAGGGTGTAAGTTCTTTAAATCCAAAAGAACCTAAAGCACCAGAAGATACAATGCCACTTTTTATAATGGAACAAAAAGCTTATGTTTTTGATGTTAAAACTGACATTGATGTAACCACGATTGAAAACAAACGATATACGATGCGTGATATTGGTCGTATAGAAGATCGTGTTAAGAACTTAGAATATTATACAACTTTAAATCTTTTAGAAAAAGAAACCAACTTTTTGCAAATTCAAGATGGTGATGGGTTCGATAGATTTAAAAATGGCTTTATTGTTGATAATTTTTCAGGCCATGGAATTGGCGATGTATTTAATCGAGATTATGGTGTGGCCGTTGATCCGGATAAAAATGAACTACGACCAATTTGTAAAGTGGTCTCTATAGCATTGAGTGAAACCAATACATCTACAGGCCAAAGAACGGCAAATAATTATACAAAAACTGGTGATTTGATTACTCTGCCTTATACGCATGAATCTTATATTAAAAATCAAAAAGCCAGCAAAACTGAAAATATAAACCCATTTAGTGTTATTGTATGGCGTGGTACTATCAAGTTAGATCCTGTTGGAGATTTCTGGTTTGAACAAAATCAATTGCCAACGATTGACAAAAATGAAAATGGTAACTATGACCAGTTCTTAGCAGATGCTAAGGCTAAAGGTACATACGGCACAATTTGGGGCAGTTGGTCTCAAGTCCAGTATGGAAATCAAAGAACAGATATTCGTCAAGGTCAAGTATATGATGTTGTTGAACAAATAGATAAAAGAACTGTTAAGGATGTAATCGTCAATAAGGTTATTATTCCAAAAATGCGTTCAGTTACAATTGGATTTACAGGTGAGTCTTTAAAACCAAATACTAGGATTCACATATATTTTGATGATATTAAAGTAACTGGATTTTGTTCTACATCGAATACCGTTTCTAATACAAATGTTACATTGGCTTTAAATAATTATAATAATGCCAGTGCTAACAATTTAATTACTGATGCAACGGGTAAAATACAAGGTAAGTTTAGATATGAAGCCGATTACTTTAATTTATCAACTGGAGTAAAACGATTTAAAATTACTGATTCTCCAACTGATGGTACTGATTTTGAAACTTCTGCTCAAACAACATTTACTTCAAATGGAGAATTAACTGAAGTTCGTGATGAGAATATTTCTACACGAAATGCAGTTTTAAATTCACGAGCTATTTCAGATTCTATTACTACCACATTGGCCGATCCAGTAATACCAAAAGCACAAATTACAGCAACTGGAACTGAGGGTGGTGGATCAGGTCCAGGACCAGGACCAGGTCCAGGACCAGGTCCAGGACCAGGTACAAGCGCTCACATTTCCAATGTAGATGTTTTAGATTTAGCTGCTTCATATATGGGCAATAAGACACTCAGCGCTGGTGAAAAATTTGCGTATAAAAATAGCCCTGCGTATCAAAGTTATGCTGCAAACATTACTGCGATTGACGCTAATCCTGCATTGTCTGGTTTTAATGCGGGTAATTTAGCTTCCATTACAGGCATGGTGCCAAATGGATCTACAGGTATAACAATAAATCAATCCGTTCTTGGCGCTCTTGGCACTGCGGCTAAACCAGCGGACATGGCAGTATATGAAGCTAATTTCGCAGCTGCTAATTTGTTAAGAAATGATCCTGCCGTTCGTGAAGCAATAGGAAGCGGTAAAGATACAACCAGTTTATTGGCAGTTTACTATAATAGTGCTGAAGCTCAAGCATTAGGCAACCAAGCGGCTCGAGAAAATTATGCTGTTACGGCAGCTGCGGCAGCTGTTTCCATAGCTGAAATTTCTTATGCAGTAGATTTTACTGTTGCTGCTGGTGCTGGCAATCCAAATTCTTGGACAAATGATGCTAAAGCAGCTGTAGTTAATAATATTTTCTTAGGAAATCCAGCAACAGTTGTTAAGGGTGCATGTACCAATATTGACAATGCTAGTGGTCCTGTGGATCCATTGGCTCAATCTTTCTTTATTGACAGGCCTTTGTATTTGTCGAAGGTTGATTTGTTTTTCTCTGCAAAAGATTCTGTCATTCCAATGAAGATACAGATTAGAAAAATGGTCAATGGAAGTCCTGGACCATTTGTTCTGCCTTTCTCTGAAACTCTGGTTTATCCATCCAGTATTAACATTTCAGATGATGGTTCAACTGCAACAACAATTCCATTTGATTCACCAGTATTTTTAGATTCTGGTGAGTATGCACTTGTTTTGATGGCAGAATCTATTAATTATCGTGTTTGGATTTCTCAAATCGGTGAAGCTGATGTTTTGACAAACTCTATAATTTCAGAACAACCATATATTGGAGTTTTGTTTAAATCACAAAATGCTTCAACTTGGAGTCCTGATCAATATCAAGATTTGAAGTTTACATTGTATCGTGCAGTTTTTGATACAGCAGTAACATCTACAATTGAATTTATTGCTAATACTGAAACATCATCTTACGGTTCTATTAAACTTGATAACGATCCATTAGAAGTATCTCCAAATACTAACATCATGCGGGTATATCACCCACAACATGGCCAGACAACTGGTTCTAAAATAAGATTAACTGGTTTTCCATTACCTAATACATTTGGTGTGTTGGCCAATTCTAATTTCTTTGGAATTCCAGTTAGCGAATTAGAAAATGTGCCATTGACAGTTAGTGATGTTACATTGAATAATTACACTATTACTTTACCAAATACTGTAAATGGAAATGTTTCTTCCACCACAAGAACAGGTGGTTATTGGATGAGTGTAACAGAAGATGTTGTCTATCACACTTACTTCCCAGTATTTGCTACAATAACTCCAAACGGAACAGTTCTTGACCACAAAATCAAAACAACCGATACATCCTATACTGTAGATACATCATATACTCCAATTAATGTAGAAGACTTTGACTTTAATAGCACAAGAGTTTTAGCCAGTGCTGTTAATAGAGAAGTGTCAATGAGTAATGGATCTAGCTTCATGCATCTGGTTGAAATGTCTACAACAAATGATTATGTAACTCCAATTATTGATACAAAGCGTGCTATTGGTGGTATCTTCGCACGAAACTTAATTAATAATCCAACTTACAGTTCTGAAAACTTTGCTTCAGCAAATGACATTGTAACCATTGCTTCGGCAAATGACATTATGATAACTCTTGATGCATCAGTCAATGGCAAAGCAACGATCACACTTACTGGTGCAACTGACAAAACAAATGCATCGAGCTTAATTAAAGGCACCCTCCTTAATATTTCTGCAAATAATGGTATCAATGGTGGCCAGTACCGCATTTTGAATGTTACGGATTCTGGCGCTAATATTTCTGTTATTAATGTTAGTTCACAGAATGTTACAACAAATGGTACTGCAACATATACCATCACAAATGGCAGAAACTTCATTGCAGAAGAAGCGGCATTTGATGGTTCCGTCTACTCTAAATACATCACACGGCAAGTAGACTTTATTAATCCATGTACTGCATTTAAGTTTATTGTTGATACTATTAAACCAGATGAAGCGGCAATTAATTTCTACTATAAAACTAGTGAAGTTGGAGACACAATTGAATTGAAGGACAAAGAATATAGGCCTATTAATAATGTCGTAGTCAGAACATCTTTTGCTGGTGAGTATTATGAAACTGCACAATTGGTAGAAGGTTTAGCTCAATTTGATGCTATTGCATTTAAAATAACTTTTACTTCAACTGATAGTGCCAAGATTCCTAAAATTAGAAACTTACGAGTTGTTGCATTGGCATAATATGAAATTAAAAGTAGAAGGTCATCCCGATTTGATTCGGGATTCTAAAAGTAAAGCAATCATCAATGTCAATCAAACTGCCATGAATGAATATAAACATAATAAAAATATGAGAAGCAATGTTCAAGTATTATCAGATGAGATGGCTCTACTCAAGGATGAATTTAGTGAAATCAAAGTCCTTTTAAGACAAATTGCGGCTAAGGTACAATAATGGCTATTAATCAAATCACAACGGCGAATACGTTTCAACAATGGTTGACTTCTTCTCAATCTCTTATTTCTTTTGCAAACGATCTTACAGACGGCGGAAATTCTTTTACTTTTTTAGCAAACACTAATATTAAAATTGGTGGTGACTTAACAGTATCAGGAAATATTATTCTTGATGCAATTAGTTTTGATGATATCAACTCTAATGGCTCAGCTTCTTTTGCAAACAATTTAACAGTATTAGGCACTTCAAATCTTAATACTATTATCAGTACTACTGGTCTTTTAAGTGTTAACTCAAATGTTTTTGTTAATGGATTTGCATTTTCTTCAAATGCTAATGTAAGAACTGGTGTTACTACTTTCGCCGTTACAAATTCTGGTGCAGGGGCTTACGTATTTGACCAATACTCTGGTAACAATCCTGACATATATTTACATCCTGGCCAAACTGTTTCATTTAACATTAATGCTGCAGGCCATCCATTTTTGATAAGACAATCAAATGGCGGAACATTATACAGTAATGGTCTTACTCACGTTACAACAACTGGTATTGTTACTACTGAAGGTGGTGCTCAAGCGAAAGAAACTGGAACACTCATTTGGAAAGTTCCTTTTAATTTAGCTGGCAACACTTATGTATATCAATGTCAAAATCACTCAGTTATGGTGGGTAATTTAATTATCCAACCTACCGTTACTTCAGTTAACGCAAGTGTCACAGCAGCTTCTGCTACGAATTTAACTCAAAATAATAGTATAACTGTGGCCTTAAATACTGCTAATGCGGCTTTTTTAGCTGCTAACACAGCTGTTGCTTCTTTAGGTGATGGATTAGCGTTTGCGATTGCGCTAGGATAAATACATAAATACATAAATAGGATATCAAGGATATTAAAAAATGGCAAATACTTTTAAAAATTATTTCGGTAAAGCTGTTACAGCAAACTCAACAATCTTTACCGCAGGCGCCGGAGTACAGGCTACGCTTATTGGTATGACAATTGCAAATTTGACTAACTCACCAATTTCAGCCAACGTATTTTTGACTTCTGGTGGTACTGATTATTATATGGTGAGTCAAGCCACTATTGCAGTTGGCGGTGCCTTTGTACCAATTGGTGCTTCTCAGAAACTTGTTATGGAAGCAGCCGATGCAATTAAAGTTTCAACATCCGGCACTAGTGATGTTATTTTATCGGTCTTGGAGATTAGTTAATGTCTTATCTAGGCAATACACCAACCACTCAGTCATTTACATCTCTTACTGAAAGATTTAATGGCAATGGTAGCGCAACTACCGTCACATTGTCTAGACCGGTGTATAATGCCTCTGACATTGAAGTTATCGTTAACAATGTCCAACAAGATCCGTTTAATGCGTATACTGTAAATGGCACACAAACTCTTACTTTTACTGAAGCACCATCTTCTGGTACTGATAACATTACTGTTACATACCGCAACTACACAATCACTAAGTTTGTTCCTGCTGATGGTACTGTAACTGATGCAGCAATTGCTGACGCAACAATCACCAATGCAAAACTAGCCACTCCTGGAGCATCAACAGGAAAAGCAATAGCTATGGCTATCGTTTTTGGTAAAAAATAAAAAAAAATAAAAGGAAAAAATCATGGCAGCACCGAATATCGTAAGTGTCGCAACAATTACCGGCAAAACTGCGGTTCAAAATGTTAGCACTTCAGCCACCGCAATTGTTACAAACTCCAATTCAAGTGGAAAAGTTTTAAAAGTAAATGTTTTGTATATCTCAAATGTTGATGGTACAAATGCGGCAGATGTGGACATTGACCTTTTCCGAAGCTCGGTTGCTTATCGAATTGCTAAAACAATATCAGTTCCCGCTGATGCAACTCTCGATGTTCTGAGTGGTTCAATTTATCTTGAAGAAGGCGATTCATTGCGCTTAACAGCTAGTGCAAATAATGACATTGAAGCTGTTTGCAGTTTTGAGGAAATTAGTTAAATGAGCCGCAAGAATGGTGGGATTATTGGAATCCTAAATGGCACAGCATCTGGAAATGCCAGAGGAATTTGGTCTTTGTCCGAAGTGCATACTGCTCGAAAAGATAACATCTGGCCTAAGATACCTGGTGCTCCAATAATTGGTACTGCTACAAAGGGAAATACTATTGCTACGGTAACTTTTACTGCACCAACAGACACTGGATTTCCAAACACAATTACTAGTTTTATTGCCACATCAAATACTGGAATTTCTTCTTCTAATACAGTTTCGCCTATTACTATTACTGGTTTAACTAATAATGTAAATGTTACATTTACTGTTACAGCAACCAATGCAGCAGGTGCAAGCGCACCAAGTGCTGCATCTAATGGCGTCACACCAACACAGCCGCCGGCGCCTGAAGTTAATTACCTTGTTATTGCGGGCGGTGGTGCCGGTGGTACTCAAAGTAACCGAGCAGCCGGCGGTGGTGGTGCTGGAGGTTATAGAACATCTTATGGAACTTCTGGCGGCGGCGGGAGTGCCGAGTCTGTATTTACATTTACGCTTGCAACCAATTACACAGTAACCATAGGTGCAGGTGGGGCTGGAACGAACAATACAAACCATGGAAATCTTGGTTCAGATTCAGTATTTAATGCTATTACATCCATTGGCGGTGGTGGCGGTGCTGGCGCTGGGGGCCCCGCTACAAGAAATGGCGGAAGTGGTGGTGGTGCAAACGGCTACACGCCGACAGTAGGAACAGGAACAGCAAATCAAGGCTATAACGGCGGACTAGGTCGAGACAGTTATGGCCCTGAAGCTACAGGTTTAGGTGGAGGCGGTGGCGGCGCAGGCGCAGTTGGTGGTGCTTCAACAGGAACTACTACTGGAACAGGCGGTGCTGGTGGTGCGGGCGTTGCGTCAACCATTACAGGCCCATCCGTGTTCCGTGCTGGCGGTGGCGGTGGCTCTGTTCTAAACAATTCTAGCGGCGGTCAAACTGCCGGCGCTGGTGGTAACGGTGGTGGTGGCGCTGGCGCCAACGATTCGGCTTCTCCGACAGGTGTTGCTGGAACTGTCAACACTGGCGGTGGTGGTGGTGGTGGCAATGTCAACTATTCCGGCTATGGCGGCAGTGGCGGTTCTGGTGTAGTCATTCTCAGATACCCGACTGGATATACTATCACAATTGGTGCTGGCTTAACGGGTACAACTGAAACGGATGGGGATAGTAAAGTCACAACCTTTACCGCCGGTACAGGCAATGTTCAATGGAATGAATAAACATGGCACATTATGCATTTTTAGATCCAAACAACATCGTTGGCAAGCATCATAAATAATAACAACTAAATAAAACATATGTCATACATTGGAAATTTGCCCACATCAGCAACCTTTGCTATTGATTCCTTCAATGGTGATAATAGCACAGTCAACTTCACCTTGCGTGAAGCACCAGTAACTACTTCTTCGATTCTAATATTCGTTGGTGGTATTCGCCAGCATACAGATACATATTCATTATCTGGCACAACACTTACATTCTCAGAAGCACCTCCAACAGGTACAAACAATATTCAAGTATTGTTCCTTGGACTTGGTGCTAGTCCACATATCCCATCAGACTTCTCTGTATCTACAGCTAAGATTCAGACTAGTGCTATTACAGGCGACAAGATTGCATCAGCTGCTGTGACAGGTGACAAGATTGGCCTGACAGCAATCAATGCAAATAACATCGTTGACTCAACAATTACAAACGCAAAACTTGCCACACCCGGCGCAACAACAGGAAAGGCAATAGCTATGTCTATTGTATTCGGAGGATAAACTAAATGGCCGCACCAAATATTGTCAACGTAGCACTAATTAATGCTAATTCAAACACACAAATTCTTTCTACTACATCAGAAATTGGACTTTTAAGTAATCCAGCTTCAAGTGGTAAAGTATATAAAGTAAACACAATTATTGCAGCAAATAAAGCAGCTGGTCAAGTTGCGGTTAATGTATCTGTTAATGTGTACTCAGCAGCTGCATTAGGAGGAACATCTGTTCCAATTGCACAGTTCATCTCTGTTCCAGGAGGTGCATCACTTATAGTTATTGATAAGAGCACATCTTTCTATCTACAAGAAAATCAATCAATCGGTATCAAAGGCGGTGCGAGTAACGGTATTTCCGTTCTCTGCTCATGGGAAGAAATTTCTTAAATGTATTGTTAATATAAATGCATTGAGAAATCATTAACACAATAGAAAAAATATGGCACTCTCAAAAATTTCAGCAGCAAGTATCACATCAAATGTAATCTCATCAGCACTCATTGCTGATGGTGAAATTACTTTTGCTGATATTGCAAACAACACAATTACTGGTGATAAGATATCATCAACCGCAACATTGGGTAATTTAAATGTTTCTGGAGCTACAACATTTCTGAGTTCTACTTTAGAATCAGCAAATATTACTACAGCAATGAGTGCTACTTTGAATATTAATATTGCACAGCCATATGTTGTTTTTACTGCTAATTCATCTGCAAACAGTACTGTTAACTTTACTGGATTATCTGGTGTTCCAGTTGGTAATAGCGCTACATTTATTGTAGTGGTGCCAAATAGTTCAACTGCATATTATATTAATACATATCAAGTTGATGGTTCTGGAACAACTGTAAAATGGGCAGGCGGTGCACCACTTGGTGGAACATCAGCCAACACAGATGTGTATTCATTTGTGGTTATTAAGACAGCCGCAACACCAACATATAATATTTTAGCTCAAGTAGCTAGTTATTTTTAAACATGCCATTTCAAAGATTTAATGTTGGTTCAGCAAAGGCTTTTCGTAAGAAGCGTTTTTCTGGCGCTGGTGTTTTGCCTCAGACAGTTCAATATGTTGTAGTTGCTGGTGGCGGCGCTACAAGTGGCGGTTCTGGTTACAACAGCGGCGGTGGCGGTGCCGGCGGTTTTAGAACTGCAAGTGTTGGATTTGCAACTGCAACTAATTTCACAGTAACAGTTGGCGCTGGTGGAACTGCGGGTGGTTACACCACCAGTGGTACTAATGGTTCTGATTCTGTTTTTGGTGCTATAACTTCTACAGGTGGTGGATTTGGTGCGGGTACTGGTGGCCCTAATGGTGGCAACGGTGGTTCTGGCGGCGGCGGTTCTGGAAGTGGCGGTGGTGGGTCACTTAAGGGTTCTGGTAATACGCCAAGTACAAGCCCATCTCAAGGCAATAACGGCGGTGATGGTGGAGGTGCTCCATACTACGGTGGCGGCGGTGGCGGCGCTGGAGCGGCAGGTGCATTGGGTGGAGTAGGGCCGGGTACCGGAGGCATCGGAGCTGTTAATCCAATTACAGGATCAACCTCAGGCGAATTATCCGGCGGCTTATATTACTTAGCTGGTGGCGGTGGCTCTGGCAATAATGGAGGCACTATCCCTGCCGGTGGTTTGGGCGGTGGCGGCGCAGGCACTAACAATACCAATCCGGGTTCTTATGCAATTGCTGGAACAACAAATACAGGCGGTGGCGGTGGCGGATGTACAGGCTCTAGCGATGCAAAAAATGGCGGCTCTGGTATTGTTATTCTCAAATATCCTGACACATTCACAATCACAGTTGGGCCTGGTTTAACTGGTACTACAGGTTCTCCATCAGGTGGTTTTAAAGTTACAACCATTACTGCTGGTACAGGCAATGTCTCTTGGAATTAAATTAAAGGAAAAAAATTATGGCACATTACGCATTTTTAGATTCAAACAACATTGTTACCGAAGTCATCGTTGGTAAAAACGAGGGCGAAGACGGTATTGATTGGGAGCAATGGTACGGAGAATTCCGTGGCCAAGTTTGCAAACGCACTAGTTATAATACATCAGGCGGTGTTCATTCTCTTGGTGGTGATGCTTATCGTAAAAACTACGCTGGCATTGGATACACATATGATTCAGCAAAAGATGCTTTCATCGCACCAAAACCATTCCCGTCTTGGATATTGGATACTACGACTTGCCTATGGGGTGCACCAACACCAAGGCCGGCCGATGACAAGGTTTATTCATGGAATGAAGAAACAGTTTCTTGGGTTGAAGTTGTCTGACCTGGTACACCATAAATAAAGAATAACAAGAGAATAATAAAATGGCACTAACAAGAGTAAATGGTAATTTAATAACCAGCGGTACTATAACTGGTAATCTATTTAGCGGCCAAACAATTACCGGTGACAAGCTTGGTCTAACTGCAATCACTAGTAACTTAATAGCATCTGCTGCTGTAACTGGCGATAAGATTGGTTTGACCGCAATTACTAGTAACTTAATAGCATCTGCTGCTGTAACTGGCGATAAGATTGGTTTGACCGCAATTACTAGTAACTTAATAGCTTCTGCTATTACACTAACTAATGTTTCTGTTGCATCAGTATCTACGTTCCTTGGCCAGATAGTTGAGAGAGCAAATGTTACCTCAGCAATGAGTGCAACACTTACGGTACCTTCAACTGATACTGGTGTCATTGTATTTACTGCAAACTCAGCTGCAAATGCAACTATCAACTTTACAGGCCTTGGAAGTTTACCTGTAGGTAATCTTGCATCATATGTTGTTATGGTGCCAAATAGTTCTACTGCATATTATATCAATACATATCAAGTTGATGGTGCTGGAGTAACTGTAAAATGGGCAGGAGGTGTACCAATTGGCGGCACTTCAGCTAACACGGACATATATTCGTTTAACATTGTCAAAACTGATTCTGCACCAACATATAATGTATTTGCATCTGTACAAAGTTATTTTTAATTATGCCATTCATAAATTCGGGTAGGAACAGTACAACAGTTGCCTTTCGTAAGAAGCGTGGTGGTGGTCCTAGTGGTCCTTCAGTTCAATATCTAATTGTTGCAGGGGGTGGCGGTGGTTCAGGCGGTGGCGGTGGCGGTGGTGGTCTGTTGCAGGGTACTACTACTTTAAGCAGTTCTTTTACAGTTACTGTTGGTGCTGGTGGTGCATCGGGTCAGCAGACTGCTGGTAACGCTAGTCCTGGAGCTAATTCTGTTTTTGGTGCTTTCACATCAATGGGTGGTGGTTATGGTGGAGGACTTACTAATCCCGGTGGAAATGGCGGTTCAGGTGGTGGAGGTTCTTATGGTTCAACTAGCACCGCAGGAGTTATGGCAGGCGGAACGGCAACATCTGGTCAAGGAAATGCTGGTGGCACATCAACCAATGTAGGTATTTATAGAGGTTGGATAGGTTCTGGCGGTGGAGGTGCTGGTGCTGTAGGCCAATCAAAAACTGACATAGACACAGGAAATGACTATGTAAATGGAGGCGGTCTTGGCGGAGCAGGTGCGGTGGGAACACTTACCGGCGGAACTTATTCGGCAGGCGGTAAGGGGTATTGGTCTAGTGGTGTTACCGCAGATGCCAGCGGTCAATCAGGAAATGGTGGCGGTGGTTCAAGAGAGGCTAATTCAGCCAGTCAAGGCTGGAACGGCGGTTCAGGTCTTGTTATTCTTAAATATTCTGACACAATTACACTCTCAATTGGTGGTGGTTTAACTTCTTCAACTGCATCGGCTGGCGGGTTTAAAACCACTACATTTACTGCTGGTACAGCCACAGTTACCATCTAAGGAAAATAATGCCTAATTTTTCAGGAATTTGGACTAGTACACAGCAGATGCAAGCTATATCAGATGGCACTTGGAATATTGTTCCTGATGCTCCAACAATTGGTACTGCTACATCTGGAGATACCACTGCTAATGTAGCTTTTACTGCACCAGCATATCT